TAACGTACTCTCCACCAGACAAGAACAGGGCTGGGTTGCCAGGACCGGAAAGGGTAAAGGCCGAGAAAGCAATCGTAGAATCGCCAGTTCCGGAAGTCTTGGTTAAGATTCCAGACGCAAGAGGCGGCCCACCAGCGCTCATTGCCGTTATCGTCGTACCAACAAGCGTAACCTTAGTCGCGGTGACAGTGAACGTTTGGCCATTACTCGTATAGGTCGCGCCAATAGTTGCAGCGGCTGCCGTTGGGACAGTGAAAGTATACACTCCGTCCCAATTATAGGTTACTTGATCTGTCCCAGCAGTAGGGGTATTAGGGGTTACCGTTACGTTCCAAAGAGTGCTTGGCGCAATAGAAGATGCAATTGGTGCTCCGGACTGTAGGCCGATCGAAACACTTACTTCATTGTTAGAAGTGACAGTAACCGTAGAATTAATGGGTTGATTGGCAGAAGTAGGGTAGACATAGGAAACATTTACCGCTTCACCGCTTCGGCCCCAAAGGGTGGACCTGATCAAAAGCGCTGTTTGAGCATTTGATCCCTGAAGTACAAATTTTGGTTGCAATAGGACCTTGAAGTTTGAGAAATCAAAGCCAGCAAAGTTTGTGGCAAAGGAAGCAGTAGGGCCAGCATCCACATCGTATGCGTTGAAACTATAATCGTTAGCGGGCCAAGTGCTGTTAACTATGGCTCTCCTGTAAAGAGGCATAGTATAGGTTTCGCCAGCAGTATTGTTGTCTACGATGGTAACTACCGTATCGTTATATCCAAAGTCGAGTGGGTTGGCCACATAGTACCTATCAGCGATTCTAAGACGTCTAACGTTTGGATACTCTGGGAGGATGGTAATTGCGGTTCCAGAAGTTGCCCACATTTGAACATTTTCTTCAGAAGGCTGTTCGTCATCAATAAGGCCAGTTCCAGCAGTAGTAAGGGTGGTTCCAGCTATGATGGTGGTACCTACCGTGAAGAAAATTCCGTTGTTAGAATACACAGCCCCGGAAGTTGCGTTTGCAGAGGTAGTCGTAAAGACAAATTGTCCTGGAGCAGGCGATGTAAACGCAGAGAAAGTAATCGTTGAATCTCCGGTTCCAGAAACTTTGGTAAGAACTGGGGATCCAGAAGAAGGCTGTGAGTTGACTACTGCTGCAGCGCTTAAAGTTACAGCGGCAGTCAAGGCAATTAAAGATCCGTTAACTGTTCCGCCGAGGGTATTGGTGATGGAGGCCTGCGCTATGATGTTACCTTGGAAGGTTCCAATATTCCCGCTATTGATGGTAGCTGAGCTGCCTACAATCCAGAAGATGTTCTTTGCTAAAGCCCCACCAGAGAGGACCATGGTTGGAACGCCACCAGCACCGGTAGTAAGGGTAGAAGCGGTGATAATGATGTACTGTCCTGCCCCATTAAATGTAAGAGTTGCAGGACCAGAGGTAGCTAAAGTCGCTGCACCGGAAGAGAAGCTATATACGCCTGGAGTCAGGGTTTGACCGTCCAAGGCGGAAGGAATGACAGTCCCTGGAGCTTCTGCTGCCATGGTAGTATAAGCGGCCAAGGCGTCGTTTTGGGCGGTATGGGCCGCGCCATTAGCTAAGTTTGTAGCTCCAGTAACCGTAAAAGAACCGGTAACGGTAGAGCCAGGATATTCACCCAAGCTGCCGTTAACAGTGCTAGTCCCGACGCTATTGGTGATAGCGGAAGCCGCCAAGATACCATAATCGGCGGCTGAAGCTAGTGGGCTCGTAGAAGGACCGCCAGTAAGAGAGGGCGAGCTACCATATGGGTTCAGGAAATTGATAATTTCATTTGGACCGAATTGACTCAAAGATCTGGTGGACGTGAAGTTGGTTAGATATGTATCGATAGGTTCAGCATAGGAATCAGCACTGATCGTAGAATGAAAGAAAAGTGGTAATTCGGCAGTAGTAGCCTGGGTTTCATAGAACGCTACAAGGGCGTCCTGACTAGAGCTATTAGCCTGAGTGGTAAATCCAAGAGCTTGTCCTTCGGCATCAGCCGTAACAATGGTAAGCTCGCCTTCAGTATTGAGGGTGTTGGTAGTAACTACGATATTCGTATTGTCGAATACAGTGAAGGTGGCTTCGTCCGTTTGAGCTTGGAGTTCAGCGGCAATAACATCCAATGTACTGGTCCCAGACGTTACTTCGAACTTCTGAGGAACGTTGTTGGTTCTAACAACTACTAAACCCTGAACATAGAGGGCGTTCGTTACTGGAGTTACCAGGGCAGCTTCAGCGGCTGTGACCTTAATAGTCAGAACGGATCCGGTTGCGGAATGAACTCTTCCTTCAAGTTGGTCAGTATCGGGAATTTCGGCAGACCAAATGATGACGTAGTCTCCGGGAAGAACATTCGAAAATGAATTAGCTCCAGAAGAAGTGTAGCTAACCAAATCTCCTGAGACAGAAACGGAAAGATTAGATCCGGATTGGATGGTTGGAATGATTACTTCTGGAGAATCGATTAGGATCCAAACATGGGCGTTAGAGGTGAGCGTTACTGATCCAGAAGGAATGGTGATGCCTTTAATGTTGGCTTGAGTTACGAGAGTGCCTGCGGAAAGCTTATCTCCTTTAACCAAGGGCTTGACCAACTGAATCTGAGCGGTATTTCTGTCCAAAATATAGTCTGAAGCTACCCCAGTGGAGGTGAGGTCGGTGACGCTGATCATTCCCTTAGCAATCAAAGAGCTTGGATTAGCTACGGTATTTACGACCGTAACTTGAGCGCGATTTACCGCGCCAAGATTACTGGTGAATTCGATGGTGGACCCAACAGGGGTAGCAGTAACACCGGTAAGAAGTTTATTGAAGACGTTGACCCAAGATTGAATGCTGTTTGAGGAAGAGACGGTTTGATAAGTACCTTCAGCGACAAATTCAGCATCGGTGACAGTATAGGTCGTTGGTTGGGTTCCATCTACTGAAAGACTGAGAGTTTCGCCATTAGCAATAGTAGCGGACCAAAGACTCTGTGACTCAGTAAAGATAGAAGCAGTAGATCCATCTTCAGTGAGAAGGATTCCGTTTTTGTAGAGTCTGAGAGTTTTGGCGACGTTGGACGGGAATTGGAGTGCGAGGTTTGCATCGGTTACCAGGGAAGAGCTTGGGGGTTTAACTTGGATAGTATTGATAGTTTGGGAAATAGGACGAATGACGACAAAAGTTCCGTCGCCAGAAGTAACCGCTTCATAGGCAAGTAGGGTGTCGGCATTAATGCTAGCGGTAACTTCGTAGGCCGTAGCAGATCCTGGATTCTGAAAGTCGGTGGAAGCGAAAGTGTGCTGATAAGTAACATTCCCAACGATAACTTCCAGGACTTCGCCACCAGAAAGGGCGAATGGGGATGGAGCAACAGTTTCAAGGAGAGCCTTAGTTACTGAAGTTTGGGTTCCACCAGTTACGAGTTGAAAATATTGTTCGCCGCCAAGAGCAGAATCTACGATGGACTCGATTCCAACACCTAACCACGTAGCTTCGTAGCCGGAGCCATCATCAACATAAACAATGGTATTGCCCGAAGAATTCAGGATATCCGTGCTAACGATGGTAGCCGAAGAATTAGGGTCTTGGACCCCGAGCAATGCGCTCTCGATTGCAGTTACGGTCCCTAAGCCAGTAGAAGAAAGTTGAAGCTTGATTCTAATCCTGTACGCATCATCTGTCTCTGTGTCGGCCCCGGTGGTAAAAGAAACGGGGTTAGTAACTGTAGCATTTGGGAAAGGAGCGCCTGCAAATTCATCAACGGCACCAGCAGGAGCGTTCCCTAGAGCGCCTGGAAGCATGGCCGTCACAGCCACATTAGTCACGGTCGTTTCGCCATCGAGAATGATGGCCTGCTGAGTTACTGAGAATTGAATGTCTGGAGTGGACCCAACACCTGGATCGACTACGACAGTATTGACTGGGATAGTCCTAACGCCACCTTGAGCAAGAATAACGGATTCGTTCAGGTTGTGATACTTAGTGGTTGGGCTAACCAGGGTAATGGCCCAATAGGAGCCAACTCGAACTGGAGGGGTACTGAAGGTAAAGACGATCCCACCAGCAGTTGCGGTGGCCGGATTGCTGATTGTAATTTGGCTACTAGAATCTACTGATTGGATGATGGATCCAGCTACAATGCCGATACCTGAAATAGGGAAGCCAGCGAGTAGGCCAAGAGTCGAAGATAGGCCGGAAATGACGTTTGAGAGATTTGCAGTGCTACCAGTGGCAGAAAGGGTTCCGGTGCCATAGGTTAGAGGGCCTTCGATGTCGGAGGTGCCACGGCCAATATAGAGGCCTCCGGTGGCTGGGAAGAGGGAAGCGTCGGAAACATAGATGGTGGTAGAGCCAATGAGGGGTGGATTCAAGCCAGAATAGATCTTGGCAGAAATCTTCTGAAATGAAGTATCAATTACCGTTACAAATCCAGTAGTTACCTTGGCGGTAAGGCGTGGAATGCCGTATTCTACGCCAAGACGATCTAAACTACTGCCCGTAGCCCTATCCAGGGAGAAATCTCGGAGGATAGAGAAGATGTCCCCGCTTGACCTAGCGGCTATCAAACTGACAATTTCAAAAAATTTTACATTGGCAGCCGAAACGCTTTGATCGGAAATCCCCAACGATCCCGCATAGCTAGAGAGTGCATTGCCAAGAATCTGTTGGTAGCTCTGGGGCTGTGGGAGAGATCCATTTTGAGAAGTAGGGGTAGTGGCCATACAGTAAGATTGGGGGTTAAAGGATCCCCATCTCCTTAAGTTTTTTCTTATCCCAAAGCTCAGAGTTTGGAAATTGGGTAAGAAACCAATCCCATTTAATTTGGGACTTCGGTCTCATATATCCCTTAATTTCTACCCACTTATTTTCATTAATTAGAAAAAGATCTGGTAGGTAGGTGGAAGTTTTGCCGGTTATAGCTGATGCCGGTAGGGTGAAGGTTTGAGGCTGCCATAGGAAATCTATTTTCCTCTCATTCAGATAATCAACGACCTTAGGCTCGTAAGAGGCCTGACAAACAAGTTCTTCCCCTGTTTTCCAATGAAATTTTATGACGCTGTTGCTTTGTGTTCTAGCAGCTTTTAGGGAAACATCTTTATTTTGCATTGGATTGGGAAACCCGTACTTTTCCAAATTAGTTTTCATAAATTTTTGTCTAGTTCTAGCGGGATGTCCGTGTCCTTTAAAGGCGCTAGTGACTAAGCATTCGAAGGCCCCATGCTCTTTATCTATGAAAGATGCTTTGTC